TATTGTAAACAAAGATGTATCACCTAATAAAATGCAAGAAGTAATTGATCACGAAATGGTTCATATACACCAAATGCGTAGAGGTGATCTTGATTACGATAATAAAAATGTATATTGGAAAGGTAAGGTAATACCTCGCTCAAGTATTAAAGAAGGAGCTAAAAACTTACCTTGGGAAAAAGAAGCATACAATAACGCATAATGAAACAAAATGGCATATAGACAAAATTCTACTTCATTTATAAAGCACAAAAGTAAAGCTGTTGGGTATATGGCTAACGGTTCAGTTGCTCACCTTGAAGAAGATACAGATCCAAATAATGAAACTTTAGTTAGCTCTAAAACTACTAAAAGCAGAGAAACAACACCAGAAGGTATTAAAGGTACTAGACTTACCACTGAATCTAAATTTAAAACACCAGGTGGTAAAGTAGAAACAACACCTGAAGGTGATAGGGCTTATGCTGCTTTAAGCCAAAAGCAAAAAGACGCGCAAGATGCTAAATTTAGAGCTAAACAGCGTAGCGAGTTACAAACTAGATTTACACCAGACGCTATTAAAATTAAAACTCAAGGTTTAACATCTGTAAAACCAAAACTAACAGGAGGTAGTATGCCTAATAAAATAGATACTGTTATAGGCGGTGGAGATTATAAGTTTGATTTAAGTGGTAAAAAACCTTCTTACAATATTTTTCAAGAAACAAAACAAGCTTTTGGCGGTGGTACAATATCAAGCTTTGGGCAAGGGCGCTCTAACGTAAAGCAAGCTATAAATAAAAGTCAAGCGGACAAAGTATCAAAAACAGGTTCAAGAAATATTTTAAAAGTAGCAGATACAAGTGGAGATTTTTTAACAGGTAGACCTGAAGTCGAAAAAGCAATGTACTTAATGAGTAAAGAAAAAAATAAAGAAGTAAAAAGATTACAAAAAGCTTTTAGATCTATAGGCGTTAGTAATATCACTGATGAAGATAGGAAAAACTATTCTACTGCTAAACAAAACCTTCATAATAAATATAAAAAATTAGGTAGTGACATACGGCGATCTTATTTACCTATTAGCCAAGGAGGTGGTGGTGAACATAGATATACTAAAAGAATAAAAGCAGCTAACAGACCAGTTTATAATTCAGAAACTGGATTAAGCTTATTTAAAAATAAATAAACAAAATAAATAAAAAAAATGCCTTACGATAAATCACCAATGAAAAAATCATCTTGTATTAAGATGTACGATGGTAAAGGAAAACAAACCGGACTAATGATGGAAGGTTCTTTAGCTCATATGGAATCTGTTATGCAGGAAAAAAACAATCTAATGCAAGATATGCCAATTGACAACCGTGGGGTTGGCGAAATGTCTCCATATAAAATGGATCATGGGTCTGCAGTGCAACACTCTGGTAAAAGCAAACTTCATGCAAAACCTGGAAAAGATTATCCAGATGATGGGCACCTTCATTATCAAGGTGGTAAAAAAGTAGAAAGCCCTGGTGTTTCTGAAACTAAAAAATTATCAGACACCTCAAGCGGTGGTGGTCAAAAACTTAGGTAACTAATGAAAAAAATTCTTCAATTTATAACTGGAGGTCTCATTAAAGATATAGGTCAAGTAATAGATGATCTAGTAACTACAGATGAAGAAAGACTTGCAGCTAAACATAAAATTGAAGAGTTGTTAGAGCAAGCTGATAAAGATGCTCAAGATCAAGTGACAGCTAGATGGGAGTCAGATATGAAGTCTGATTCCTTCTTATCTAAGAATATAAGGCCAATGGTTCTTATATACCTTACATTTGTATTTTCTGTATTAGCGTTTTTTGACGGTAATATTGGTGGTTTTCAAGTAGACGAGGCTTATATACCTATTTTTCAATCACTACTTATAACTGTTTACGGTGCGTATTTCGTAGGGCGAACGTGGGAAAAAAACAAAAAATCAAGTAACAATAAGTAGTATAAGTTATTAATAATCAATTAAATTTAATTAAATGTCAAAATCAATTACAGCTGAAGAGCTTAAACAGGTTAAAGAACAACAATCAGAACTAGGCACTGTTGTTAATCAGATCGGTCAACTAGAAGCAAACAAACACTCTTTGCTACATAAGATCGCGGGTATTAATGAAGGTATCGAAGAGACTAAAAAACAACTAGAAGAAAAGTACGGATCTATCAATATTAACCTAGAAGACGGTACTTACACTGAAATCGAAAAAGAAGATGACGGTGAGCTAGCTGTTGTTAAATCAGAGGACTAATGAGTACTGTTATAAGAAAAATCAGTATTGGTTCTGATTATAAGAACGATGCGATGCATTACGCTATAGGCCAACAGGTGTATGGTGGTCATGAAATATCGCATATTCTTTTTGAAGATGTAGATGCTTCTTATAACATATTTATAAAGAAAAACAACGAGGTATTGCCATGGAAGAAATTTAATTCTAACATGGCTATATCCGTTGAATATGATTTAGAATATTAATGAGAAGTGTTTTTGATTTTATAGTCACACCTGTAGAAAGCAGGTATGACAATGAAATTAATTTAAACGGTGATAAACTTATAGTTAATTCTAGTATAGAAAACTTTAAGCTTATAAGCAGAAGAGCTATAGTGTTATCAACACCATCCGCTTATTCAACACCAATACAAAAAGGTGATGAGGTTATCATACACCATAATGTATTTAGAAGATATTATAATCATCAAGGCAAAGAAGTTGATAGTAGTAAAACCTTAGATGACAACAAATATCTTTGTCAATTAGATCAAATATATCTTTACAGAAATATATACAAGTGGAAACCAGTTGGTGAACACTGTTTTATCATACCAATAAAAAACACTGATCAATGGTCTCAAGAACCAGAGGAAAAAAATAAAGGTATAGTAAAGATAGGAAACAAAACCTTAAAAACTTTAGGTATAAACGAAGGTGATCTAGTTGGTTTTAAATCAAATAGAGAGTTTGAGTTTATCATAGATAAACAAAGACTATACTGTATGCAATCAAATGATATTTTAGTTAAGTATGAGTTCAAAGGAAACGAGGAGGAATATAATCCGAGCTGGGCAAAAAGCAGTTGACGAGTTAATTAAAGTTGCTGAAGAAAAAATCATTACCAATACTGAAGATGATGTTTCTGCAGACAGACTTAAAAACGCAGCCGCAACTAAAAAGCTTGCTATATTCGACGCGTTTGAAATACTTGCTAGAATAGAAGAAGAAAAAAGTATGCTTGAAGATAAACCTGGAGAAACTAAAGAAAAAAGTTTTAAAGGTTTTGCAGAGGGCAGATCAAGATAATGTACGAGCAGTCTTTAGTTAAAACGATAGAAGACCACATAAAGCCTAAGGTTTTAAAAAGAAACAATAGGTATAAAAAGTGGGAGTATGGTTACGACGTCGAGCACGATGTTGTTATCATTAGTAAAGACGGAACTATAGGAGAGGTTATTGAAATACAAAACCTTAAAATAGCTTTGCCAAAAGAACCTGAAAATGTTTTTAGTAATTCTAAAAAAGTAGAAGAGCAAATGTGGGTTAAAGCAGAATACCCAAAAACTCTATCTAAAATAAAAAGTGTTTTCGATTGGCAGCGTTATCCTAATAGTTTCAAAGAAGAGTGGTACGATTATATTGACGAAGAATTTAGAAGACGTGAAGAAGGATATTGGTTCTATAATAGAGGCTTGGCTACTTACATCACTGGTTCTCACTATATGTTCTTGCAGTGGTCTAAGATTGACGTTGGGGCAGCAGACTATAGGGAATCAAATAGATTATTCTACATTTTCTGGGAAGCTTGTAAAGCAGACCAGAGATGCTACGGTATATGCTACCTCAAAAACCGACGCTCTGGTTTCTCCTTTATGGCTTCAGCAGACACAGTCAACCAAGCAACCATTAGCTCGGACTCAAGATTCGGTATATTATCAAAATCAGGGGCTGATGCTAAAAAAATGTTTACCGACAAGGTAGTACCAATATCAATTAACTACCCTTTCTTTTTCCGTCCTATACAAGACGGTATGGATCGTCCAAAAACAGAGCTAGCGTACAGAGTACCAGCATCGAAACTAACTAGAAAAAAACTAGACGAAGGTATTACGTCGGAAGAAATAGAAGGACTTGATACAACTATTGATTGGAAAAACACAGGTGATAACAGTTATGACGGTGAAAAACTAAAACTGTTAGTTCACGATGAAAGTGGTAAATGGGAAAAGCCAGATAATATATTAAACAACTGGCGTGTTACAAAAACCACAATGCGATTAGGTAGTAAGATCGTTGGTAAGTGTATGATGGGATCAACGAGCAACGCTCTTGACAAAGGTGGTGAAAACTTTAAAAAACTATACTATGCTTCAGACGTTACGCAAAGAAACCGCAATGGACAGACTAGCTCAGGATTATATTCTTTGTTCATACCTATGGAATGGAATTACGAAGGATTCATCGACACTTATGGCGTACCTGTATTCGAAAAACCAAAAGACGCCGTTAAAGATCCGCACGGGGACTTAATCACAACAGGTGTTATAGAACACTGGGAGAACGAAGTAGATGGTCTTAGAAATGATCAGGACGGTTTAAATGAATATTACCGACAGTTTCCTCGTACAGAAAAACACGCGTTTAGAGATGAAGCTAAATTATCTTTATTTAATCTAACTAAAATATACGAGCAAATAGATTACAATGAGGATATGAGAAATAAAACCTTAGTTACTCAAGGTAATTTCCAATGGGCAAAAGGAATAAAAGATACCACTGTTAATTTTATACCAGATAAAAACGGTAGGTTTTTAGTTTCATGGATTCCACCTGCAAGATTACAAAATCGTGTAATAATAAAGAATGGAGTTAAATATCCAGGCAACGAACATATAGGCGCGTTTGGATGTGACTCTTACGATATATCAGGTACAGTTGATAAAAAAGGTTCTAAAGGTTCTTTACACGGGCTTACTAAGTTCAGTATGGAAGAAGCACCTTTTAATATGTTTTTTTTAGAATATATATCAAGACCTCCAACTGCTGAGATATTTTTCGAAGACGTGCTTATGGCATTACACTTTTATGGTATGCCAATACTAGCAGAAAATAACAAACCAAGATTGTTGTATTACTTAAAGCGAAGAGGTTATAGACAGTTTTCTATTAACAGACCAGATAAAGTATATAATAAACTTTCGGTTGCAGAAAGAGAAATAGGTGGGATACCAAACTCATCTGAAGATATTAAGCAAGCACACGCTGCAGCTATAGAATCTTATATTGAAGACCACGTAGGTTTAAAAGAAACAGAGTATGGTCAGATGTATTTTCAACGTACGCTCGAAGACTGGGCTAAGTTTAACATAAACAACAGAACAAAGTTTGATGCTACGATAAGTTCTGGTTTAGCTATTATGGCTTGCAATAAAAATAAATATTCACCGGTAGCAGAGGTTAAAAAAGAACCAGTGAATATAAGTTTTAAAAAATATGATAACACAGGTTATACTTCAAAAATAATAAAATAGATGGTTTATACTAATGTTAATAGTTCTTTTCCAAGTCAGGTAGTACC